ACTACTAAGAATGTCTAGCGCAATCATCGACGGAACTAATATTGATACTACTGTATTCTCATACAGTGCTCCTAAGGCCAACCCTTCTGGAGGAAAAGTTGTTAATTTGTATAATAAGCACTTTAAGGAGTCGCTTACTTTGTCTACACCATTAATGCTCACCTGGGGAGCTCAAGAGGGTATGGATCAAGCTAAGAATCCTACTGGAAAATTCACTATGTCACTTCAATTTCCTAGCAGCGATTACAGTAATGCTGATGCTGAGGCTTTCTTGAGATCAATGCGTGCTCTCGAGGCTAAGATTAAGGCTGATGCTTTGACTTATTCTAAGGAGTGGTTTGGAAAGGAAATTAAGAGTGCTGATGTTATGGAAGAGAAATTTAATGTTATGCTTAGACATCCTAAGAAGGAGAAGGGTAGCATTGAACCTGATTTGAATAAGCCTCCTACTCTTACTGTTAAGGTACCTTGTTGGAAGGGTGTTTGGCAATCTGAAATTTATGACGAGGAAGGAACTCCTCTATTCTTAAAGGGAAAGAGTCCGGCTCATGTAACTCCTCTTGATTTCTTGAAGCCTAAGACTCATGTAATCTGCTTGATTCAATGTGGCGGATTATGGTTTGTAAATGGAAAGGTTTCTGTTACTTGGAACTTGAAGCAAGCAATTGTCCAAAAGCCTAAGACTTCTTCTATTGTAGAGGGAACTTGCTTCTTGAGACCTAAGGCTGCTGATGTTGAGAAGCTTAGAACTCTTCCTCCTCCTGAAGACGACATTGATCCAGATGGAGCTGTAGCTTCTACTATTGTTGAGGATTCAGATGAAGAGTTTGAGTTACCTGCTCCTACTCCTGCTCCTGTTGTAGAAAAAGTTGTTGAAAAAGTTGTTGAGTCTGTAGTAACACCTGCTGCTGCTGAGCCTGAGAAGAAGAAACGCGTTATTGCTAAGAAGAAGGATGTATAAAAATATAAAAACATAAAAATTTCATAAAAACAAAAATAAATAAAATTGGGTAAAACTCTTTTTTATTTATTATAATTAATAATTTAAATACTTATTTTAGATTAAATATTGTCAGTTCCAATATCATGTTTATCTTCTAGTACTTTTAATTACATCTAGCTCTTGAAAGTCTAACATATATAATCTTAATATTTTTACTAAAATTAAAAAAAAAAATGAATTAAAAAATACTAATTATATCATATATATAAATACTAAAATGACTACTACTTTAAATACTTTAATTGAATTTACATTAAATGATGATACTGAACGCGCAATTTTTGAAGGCTGTAAAACAGGTGTTCTAAATGAATATTTAGCGGATACAAAATCTACATGGTCTAAGGGAACATTTTATCTAGGTGGTTTTATCATAATGAAACCAGACGATGAAATCACATTGAAAAAAATTGATGAAGTAAAAATAACGAGAGAAAAGAGATATAAAGAATATGGAGGGCCATGTAATAGTGCTGAAATGGCTAGTATTTGGAGGTCTGAAAGGCAATTAGCTGAAATGGAAAATATTGTAAAAAAATATACAGAGATTTTAAAATATAGATATTTAAAGGAACTTGAAAAAACAAAGTTAAATAATGATGTTAACAATGTTATTGTATCATTCACACTCTAAATAATAACAACCTTTACAATAATATCAGTTTTCTCTGATACATCGTATATATCTCGCTTTACCTTTGATAAACCTTCATTTTTTATTCTATAATATTGTTCTCTCTTCATATATAAATTAGAAATAGGAATTTCACATTCTTTTTCTCCAATATTTATTTGAATAGACTTATTTAATAATATCATATTTAGTAGATCACTATAACCATATATTTCTTTTGTAATAAATATATTATTATCATCATCAATTTCTATGCCTTCTGGAAGCTCGGGTTCACATATTACTATTATTTCACATCCAGAACCATCATAATATGACTCATTATGCCATAATGGAACCAAAAATAGTTCATCACCAATATATAATTTATATAAATTATTATTAAGTAGATCATTTATGCTTGGATTTAATTTATAGACTTCAACATTATCATATTTTTTAACTACTATCTCTCTAATAACTTCCAAAATCTCTTGGCTTAAATGAAGTACAGAACGATTATTAGAGAGAAAAGTATAAATGTGAAATGCTGTATCTTTATCTAAATCGTCAAATAACTTAACAGATGTTCTTTTTCCAGCCGTTATTATATCATTTACAATTTTAGTAAGAAGCTCATTGTATTTTCCTTCAAAAACAGTCTTCATAAAACCTTTTAGAATATCAGAATAGAGAGAAGAATTGACTGAATTATCATCGTCTTCTTTTATGTCATGTTCTATATCATCATAATTTAAATGTTTAATTTCTCTCTTCAAGTAGTGATAAGCTTCGTTTATCTTTTGAAATTTTCCATTTGACTCGTGAGTATTCCCATTCTTATCAGGATGATTTTTTAATGCTAACTTTCTATATTGTTTCTTTAAGTATTCTAATGTTAAATCTTCATATTTTGTATATGTAAAATCTATTTCTAGTATTTCAAATGCATCTTTATAATTCATAGACAAATATGAATTATAAACTTTAAGTATTAAAAATATAAATTATTTTTATATCATTCTATTATATAAAATGGCTATTCATACAAGTGCTATTACTTATAGAAGAGGTATTCCAAATGGATACAATAATTTCTATTTTGTTGCTCAAGCAAATAACACAATTCCTGCTCCTATGAGTTTATATATTAAAGGGTTTAATTTTTATAACAGAAATGTTAGTTATGCTGTTACTGGACGTCAGGTGTATCCATGGCGTAAATAAACCTAGAAGTTATGAATTAACTTGGTTAAATATAAAAGATAATTTTCTACATGATATATTGGTCTATAGTTGTTGTTGTAATATTGAAAGAATGTATATGTCTTAAACAAGATTTTAGACAAATGTTCTCTCTTAATAACTTTCTGTTCAACGAGTGAAGAGAGAATATACCAAATACAATCACTTATATCAAGGTTATATATGAATATATCATAAAGTATATCTCTGAATTTTAGAAACTGTAAATCATTAATGTTTATTAAGTTAGTTATTATTTTATTACAAATAATTTTATACTGTAACATAAGATCTTCATTATAGATATGGAGTATTTTTATGTTTGTTATATTTTCTGGTTTAAGTTTTGCGGGAAGTTTTGCCTTAACACATTTAACATATGCGGTTTTAGTAGGTCGACTTATATTAATTATTTCACAACAATTTAGTACATTATCAGGTATAAAACTTATTTCTTCGGTTATTATTACAAACTTTAAATCAATTGAGTTTGAATTATTTTTTTGCATATAACTATAAAAATTCTCTAATAATTCACTATGTATATCATGAAAATATTTACAAACTATTATACCAGACTTCTCTGTTTTTGCTGATATAATATCTATAATTTGTTGATAAATCTCATGCCAAAGTAGTTTTGAATTACAACCTAAGAGAGACATATCAACTTCATAATGTATATCACTTATTTTAAAGAAATATTGCTGCTTATTATATGTTAAACTTATTTTTTTTTCATATTTTAATTCGGTTGGACTATATTTTTTTATTGACTTTAACATCTGAGTATATTTTCCTGTTCCATTTGGACCAAAAAAAATTAAGTTTTTAAGCTGGTCTAGATTCTTTGGAAATTTTTCATATATTTTGTCTAACTTAGGATGTAAGTTTTCTCTATTATTTTCAGTTATGTATTCCTCAAAATGAGTCTCATAAAATTTCATTATTATTTATATATCATATTCTTTATTTAAATTTTAAACCAAATATATAATGAATTTATAAATTAAAATACTTATTTTAATCGTGTAAATATATAACTTAAAAACAAAATAAGATATATATTAGTTTATAATGAATATTGTAAAAAAAATTGAACAATACGACGAAAATAATTGTTTTTTTTGCGAACCTATAAAAAATAATGTGATGAATGATGGTAATTTTATCAGAATAATTTATTCAACTCATAATTTCACATTAAATGGAATTTATTTACTTTTAACTCTGAATGATATATCATGTGAAAAATACTATACAAAGTATAGATGTAATTTTAATGTCTTAAATCATAAGGATATTATTGATAACCTTAAAATAATTGAAGAAGACCTTCTTAAAAAATGCGAAATTAAAGAAAAAATTCCACAATTTAAAATTAATGAACAATTAAAAAATGGAAATTTAAAAATATTTACGGATATTGGTAACAAAACTGTTTGTTCATTTATTCTTAAAATATCCGGTATTTGGGAAACTCAATATAATTACGGGTTAACATATAAATTTATTAAGGTTACTTAATTATTTGCTGTAAAACCCATCGGTTGTGAAATATTTTAGAATTGTATATATAATTATTGATGATATAGCTGATAATACTCCTAATAAATAAACCATACTAGATGTTACCTTAGATATTTTACCTGTTTTTTCAAAACTATCCGAAGAAATATTTGTATAAACAATATACAATTGAATTAGAATAAGTATTATATTTATATTACTAAATGAATTATAACTACTAGAAATATGATTGTCCAAAATAATAGTTTTATATGTTATCATTAAATACAATATGAATGCTATAACCCCAAGCATTAATAAAAAGGGGCCTGCTGTTAACAAAATTGTGTATAAAATTTGAAGAATTGATTGTCCTTCTGTTATTTTCATTATGCTATTAAATAAAATTAACAATATCATCATTATACCTAAAATTAACACGGAATAACCGGTTATATATGATCCTAAAGAAACATTACCTTCAGAAAAAAATCCAATTACAAATGATACAATTGCTGAAATAATAAATCCTTTATATATACTTGAATACCAATCTGACATATATATTAATATATAATAATATTAATTTATATATCCTTTTTGATTGACCCAATTTGTTCTCTTAAGTCATCTATTTCTTTTTGCATATTTTTCATCTTCAATAAAAGCAATGGAATTAATTCCATGTAGTTCACCGTTTTAAATCCTAAATTACTATCACTTATTAATTCTGGAAATAATTCTTCAACATCTTGAGCAATAAGACCATAATGCTTTTTCTTTTTAGCATCATTTTTTAATTTATATTCAACTGGTTCTAAATCTAATATTTTTTCTATTTTAGAATCAGAAATTACTTCTATGTCTTCCTTATGATTTTTGTCCGAAGTATTATAAATTGAACCATTTACATATAAATCTGTATATATGTATACTGATTTGATTTTGTTAGCAGGAGTTATATATATTTGTCCATTTGTAGACACTTTTGAAAAAACCCAATCAGCTTGACTCACTGTAGGAGAGACAACAAATTGTTTAATATTCTGGGTATATG